ATGAATAACGCGATATTAAACAATGAGCTTATTGCCGTACAGGAAGGAAACATTATCGTTTACAACTATAACAGTGAGACAAGGGAATATATTTCTGCATCAACCGAATTTCTTGCTGTAGGTGTTGGTATTCCGGCGTATTCCTGTTTAGATGCACCTGGCACACATAAAGCTGGTTATGCTATCTGCCGTTCAGCAGATTTAAACTCATGGGAGTACGTGCCAGACCATCGCGGTGAAACGGTCTATAACACTGAAACAGGAGAAGCAAAAGAAATTACAGTACCGGGAGATTATCCTGAAAATACAACCACTCTCGCTCCGTTAACGTCATACGATAAATGGGATGGTGAGAAATGGGTGACGGATACCGAGGCACAGCACAGCGCCGCAGTAGATGCAGCAGAAGTACAGCGCCAGTCGCTGATTGATACTGCAATGGCTTCCACCAGTCTGATTCAACTGAAATTGCAGGCCGGACGTAAACTGACGCAGGCAGAAACAACCAGACTTAACGCTGTGCTGGATTACATTGACGCGGTGACGGCAACAGATACCAGCACCGCGCCGGATGTCATCTGGCCTGAACTGCCGGAGGCGTAGGCCATTCAATATCTGGATCACTGGAGGTATCAATCAGTTCCAGTGCGTCCAGATAATCCAGCCACAGATTATATTGCGCCAGTTCCTCGCCTTTCAGACGGCCAATAGCGGCTTTACCGGGCCATTGCTTACTGTTCATGTATTCGTTGGCCTGATTAACTAATCGCTGTTTATTTGATTCAGCGATTGTGATTAATTCTTCGCTGGTAAGTGGTGGCGCATCCTGCCATATTGGAAAACCATTTTTATCTGAACCAAGTATTTTACCATCAGGCCATGCAACTCCTGCGAACTCAGAATAAATAGTAAAGTTTATTTTCGTAGCGTTCTCAGGAATGGTTTGGCTATCTGGTGAAATATAAAACCCCGAATCAGAGGGATTAAAATAATATGTCTTTTCCATAGTTAATACCCTACAGCCATCCAGTAAATTGAATTTATTGTAGCAGAAGTGTAAGTAAATCTGATTTTAGTTCTGTTGGTACTTCCAATATCAAAGCCCACAGAACGGGCAGAAGGATCATTAGTTGAAATAAGAGCATTTACCGAACGACAAGCCGCTGGGAAAGCTACAGGTAATGTTATATCAACTGTTCCAACACTTCCTCCGGTTGGTGAGACAGAAAAATTCCCCCATTGAATAATCATCCCCCCAGGTAATTTCTGGTATCCATTGGCGGTCAATGAGTTACCAAAGCTGTTCATATCCGGTACNTTCGAGAGCCGTTTTCACCGTGCCATCTGATTTGATGTCGCCAAACGGATTCTTACGGCTTAACAGTAGCGCACAAAGTGCAGTAAGTAGTTGATCCGTTTTTTTTGGATCAGGTTGAATATGCGCACTACTTAGAACATTAAGGAGTTCCTGCTGCAAATCACGGGTTGCTCCCTGCTGATTATTCATATAATCAGCTGTCACGATGGTTCCTTCTATCCCCTGAGTTGGGTCACCATCATGGAACAATTTGTCTGGTGTATTTATCTGGGGCATCAGGTTTTGCATTACTGCTTCTCCTTATATGTGAAATAGCAATAAGTAAAAGCGGGTTTAAGATCTTTAAATGTTTCTTCCAGAACAGGAGCACCAAAGGAAAGTAACGGTTCCCCGGTTGCAGATACTCCGGTTCTGAATCTATAAGCTGGCGTTCTGCTTCCTGTGACATTAACCTGCCAAATCCAGCGGGCATCTGTTATATAGAGGCGATCACCACATCGGTTTACCCCCGTTCTGAATGGATGAAGTTCAGTAATTGTTATGGTGTATCCGAGGCTGGCTGCAAGTTGTTTAAAATAAGGGATGGATAACCCACCAGTTGCAGCCATCTTTATAAGAATATTTTCTCGGCGTTCCTGCTGTGTGGCACCGTCGCGGGGTATTACTCCATATACTCGTTCCCAGTCAGACAGCGTCATGGATGCATAAAATGGTGTGACAGATGCAAGCACTCGTGCAGCTGACGCTTTTACTTCATCCATAATGGCTGCTTCTGCGTTCAGCTCTGCTGAAATATATTTCCCGTTCGGGTCATAGCTGACCGGCGGTAACATGGCACGAAATAAATCAACCGTATTCATGTATTAACTCTCCCGGGGAAATGGCTGGATATCAATACTCCCCGGACGCAGCCACTCCCATGTGGATTCATTGACAACTGCTTTTACATTATCTGACGGCATAATAACCCGCCGATCACTGACGCCAGAAATTAATGAAATCTGAGTTTCCAGTTGTGAAATAATTAATTCCTGCCCCGGCTCCAGTCGGTTCATAAAATCCGTGATAACTTCAGTTATCTGTGGTTTTATCTGTTCAACAGTAAGGCCACTGGTTTTTATCCTGACAACAAAGTCAACGTTTTTTTTCGTTGGTGCCAGTACCATTGTATCCTTCGCCGTTACCGGGCGGACATCATTGATATGGGCCATAACCGCGTTAATCAGCTCCTGTGACGGTAAATCATTTGCAGAAGTGATAACCACATCAACCGTGCCGGGGCCACGACGTAACGGCTCTACGTACGCAGAGGTAACACCATCAACTTCCAGCGCCCAGCGTTTGTAATCATATTTGTTACCGCCAGCAGGAGGCCTGCGCAGAATATCCAGATAACGCACCAGCAGATCAGCGTCGCTCTCGTTGTCCGTTCCACCGGTCAGGAATTTAATCGTCGCCGTGCTGTTGATGCCTTCCGGCGGGCTGACCAGTGTCGCCGTCTGCGTTGCGGATGCGTTCGTCCGTGCTCCTGTGGTGGTACTTTTTACCGTCACCTCTGCGTTGCCTTCATCACCGACGATGCAGTCTGCTGTGGTGGTCACACTGACACCTTCACCACGAATTTCTGCACCAGCTGGCAGTGTCTTACCTGGTGTGCCGGTAATCACCGCCGGACCGGATGAGGCCGTTGCTTTTTTACGAAAAACATTGCGCGTGCGACAGTGCAGCTCCAGATATTCAGGGGCTGCCGTGTCAGGAAACACCTGTCGGAGTATCCAGCCCTGATGCATATAAAGCCCGTCAGCCACGCCGGATACTGCATTTGCACGAATGCGGTAATCACTGTCTGCGCCGGTGTCGATGGTTTCACCCGGCAGGGCGTTAGCGATATCACGTAGCTGGCGTTCTGTGTTTTCAGCAACGCCCGGAACAGGAAACGGCATTACATAATCCTCACAGGGTGTTCAAACGTCTGCGGTGTGCCCGCGTTATCCGTGACGGTGATTAACAGCAACAGCCAGCCGCGCTGGCCCGGTTTTGTGTCAACGGTAATGGCTTTTGCCCGCCCGTCATCGAGCAGTGGCTGAAGTGCCTGGCTGGCATACTGCGCCGCCAGTCTGTGAACACGGGGAACGTCTTTTTCCCGCTTCAGCTCGTGCAGGCGTGACCCCAGCGACGCATCCGCCCAGTAACTGCCAAGCGGTGTCGCCAGTCGCAGATAAACCGCGTTATGGAGTGTGTAAATCCGGCGGCGTTCGTAGTCGCCGGTTGCAGGTGAAATCGTCTGGTCCATGCCGCCAGTCTGGCAGCATGGACAGGTCAGAATCAGGTGAGGGTGTTCAGCACTTAATTATGCGGCAGGCCGGATATGCCGTGAGGGGTATCGTGTTTGTGTGTTCCGATTTTAACGCCATTAATGGTGACGTCAACGGAGGTAAGCACACCACCCACATGGTTGATGTTGCCTTCAAAAGTGGCGGCGTATTCCTTGCCTCCGCGGATGGCCATGCCACCGTTGCCGGTGATTTTACCTTCCACCGTCAGCTTATCGCTGGCCGTCAGTAACGGTGTCGTGAATGCGGCGTTCTCCTCTGCCTCAACCTCATAGCATTTGCATTTCACGCGATAAACATCACATTCATGCTCAATAACCCGCCCGCGCTTCAGTACGATTTTTGCGCCTTCGTCGGTATACAGGGCCACCTCGCCGGGCTTCAGTTCCGTCAGGCGATATGCGCCGTGCTCTGTGGCCACGACGACGGTATGGGAGGTATTACCATTCAGCGGAACGGCAATACCCATTGAGCCGGGCGGCGGGGATGTGGTGAGGCCGTAATGCTGAAAATACTCCGCACCGTCCAGCTGTTCGCCGGCCAGCCCGTTAAGCTGAAGCAACTGTACTTTGGTCGAACTGTCTACCGTACCGGTCACCACCCTGAATGCCTGACGAACGGCGGCCAGTGCCTGCTGTACGCGCTGATTAACTTTGTCCCACATCATTTCTCCCAGACCTTAACAATGGCGACCTCTTTTTTCTTTTTGCCCCTGCGGTGATGGCGTTTCTTCTCGCGCGGGAAGGCATCAGGTATCCACACGCCGTCCTCCTTAAAACGGAGCCGGGTTGTCTGCCCGTTGCGGCCTCCGCTGAACTCACGCCCCATCAGGAAAAAGATGGCATCAATGCCGTGGGGTTCGCTGACAATCCGCACACGCTGTCCGGGCTGCCACAGGACACCGTCCGCCGTGCGATGACCTGCAACCAGTGCGACGATATCCAGCCCGGACAGGCGGGCATCACTCATCATTTTTTTGGCGCGCCAGTTCACCTGTTCCATGTTGCTGGTGTCGCCCTGGGTAATAATCTGCGGGCGGTAATAATCCACGGTGGGGTCGGTGGCCACGGCTTTCATGTTATGAATGCCTGTCTGACCACTGTCCGTATTACCACCGTCCCGCCCGGATAATGTGCGCACGCTGCCGTCCTCGTTCCAGATATCCAGAGGCACTGTGGCCACCTGTTTTTTGCTGTCTGCGCGGCGGGCGTGGCTCTGGGCCAGTACAGTCAGTTCGGAGAAGCAGCCGTTAATGGACCGGGTGTCGTCCAGCTCCATCACGTTGTTCCCGGTGCCGTCCAGCTTCAGAATCAGCGTATCCACCGGCGTGGTGGTGTAGTCAGGGCCACCCACAACCAGCGTCCCGTCAGGCTCAAACCACGGCCATAAGCCGCGACCGGCGGCAGCTTTAGCCAGTGCATCCCACGCACGCATTCCCGGCTCTATAACGACCTTGTCATTACGTGACACACCGGATGCCTGAATACGGATGCGCTGTATCCCCAGCGGTCTGACTATCCTGTCGATGACCTCGTCCAGTGTCAGCTGGTTGGCGCTGAACACCGGTGCGGCACAGTCCACCAGAATGGCGGCATCATCACGCCCGGACAGCGTCAGCGTGCAGCTCTGACGGGATACACTGCGGCGCACGCTGTCCACGCGACCACTGAGCACCGTTTCGTCTCCCACCTGCAACCGGACTGGCGCGCCCCGGACGATATCCGCCGGGAACACCTTTTCAGGCAGCCCCAGCTGAAGCTGCCAGCCGTCGGCGGCTTTCAGGAAATCGCTGTCAATACGATAACTGCTCCAGTCAGAATGCGACCTTCCGGCAATGACCAGGCTGATTTTGTCTTCGTTATTTTGTCCAGGCATTAATCACCATCCCGGCGGTTATATTGTTCGGGTCACGCAGTTGCGGGTTCAGGCGTTGCAGCTCTGCCGCACGGCTGTAATCGCCGTACCACTGCCACGCCAGCAACAGCAGACAGCTGTCCGCCTGCACCTGTTTCTGCGTCAGCGGTGGGCGGCGTGAAAGCACCAGCAGGCCGATATCCTGCACGGATGCCGCCACGTTCTTTATGCTCTGAATGATTTCCGGGTACATCAGTCCCAGCGGTGATGCGGTTTCAGTTATCCGTTCGCGTTCGCCTTCATAGCGTTCACGGAACAGCGTGATGGCTGCCTGTAAGCGGGTGCGCACATCCCCGACCAGTCGCCCGATATCCGCCGGTATAAGCTGTTCTGACTGGGCTCCATCGGACAGTACTGCCGTTGCCACGCTGGCCAGTTCGGAAGCTGCCAGAACCGCATAAGCCGCTTTCACGTCCTGCACGTCTTCCACGGAAGCATCCGGCGGAAGTGCCACAGACGGCGTTTTATCACCGCTGACCAGTGCGACCGGCAGCGCGACCAGTTCATCCATATCTGCCATCACCTTATTCCAGCAGGTCATCACGGTCGCAGAACTGGCGACGCTGTCCTCTCCGGTCAGTCCGGTCGTGGTGGCGGAATCAGTACGCGCCAGAACCGGCACCGCGTGCCCGACATCTGACGTGTGGATTTCCAGCACCTCTGCCAGTCCACCGATAAACTTTCCGGGCTCGCTGACCAGTGACATCATATTATCGACAGAGGTGATAAAATCGCTTTTGAACGTCAGCAGGGTATTCACCAGTGTGGCGCGCACTGTCTGGATTTTTTTTATTACGCTGTTAATGGTCTTTAAAGGGGCCGTAACAGCTTCAAAAAACTCGCTTAACTGTGCCAGTAACTTATCCAGTTCTTCAAACAGCTGCTGTGCAAACAACTCCGGTAACGGGGTGCTGAACAGCGCACTGTCGGTGCGGTTCTCCAGAAAACTCATGTCAATAGTGCAGCTGTCCGGGCTTTCTGCGTCATGGCGGATGCTGTAGCCGGTTACAATCACCGACGGTACGGAGCCATAAATCGGGTGAATCAGCTCACCATCGCCGCCTTCGTCCAGGGCGGCGGTCAGCTTTTCGAGTTTGTATTCGTAATACTCCCCCCACAGGAACGCCGTCATGCGGAACGGTCGCGCCTTGCGTCCGAGGTCGTGCAAATCTGCCCCGTCAACAAACGGGTATTCATAGACCGCATGGTCGCGGCTGATTTGTTCATCCGTGTTAAGCACATCAAACTGCACGCCGCGAAAGGAAGCGTTTTGCAGATTTTCAGCCCAGCCCATCAGTAAGTTCCTCCCGTGCCTCTGTTACCGTCCTGAAGGTTGTATTTGTTCACCGCTTCCGCCACGACCTGACCATCGAGCACCAGTTGTGTGGTGAAATTAATGGGGCTGGCAGGTGGTCCCCAGTGCGTGAGGTATTCCGGCTGGGTGATGCGTCCGGGTTGCGTTGATACCGGTTCAGGCGTTGTGTTTCCTGCGGATTTGTTAACCTGCTCTGGTGATGGCAGGGCATCAGCTGCCGCTTTTTTCCTGTCTTCCTCCCAGCGCCTCAACCACTCTTCGTTTTCGGTGGAATAGCCTTCCCCAAACTGCCACCACGGCTGGTATTTTTTGCGGGCGGCGTCGATGATTTCCTGGGGGTATCGGGCACGGATGCGTTTCCAGCGTTCTTCGCTGCCTTCGACGGCGGCGTCTTCTTCCGGGCTGGTTGCGGTGGCCAGTGCCGTAACGGAGCCACCGAAAGAAAGCAGGCTACCGGCAATGCCGGGGAATTTAAATCCTTTGCCTTTTTTGACCGTATTTTCAATTACATCACCGACAACCTCGCCGGCCTTGCCACCGGGTTTCCCCCCGGTCAGGATTTTGATCCCGGCCCATGTCAGAGCCGCTGCGGTCATCGCTTCAATGGCGGTCGTGGCCCCCACCACTGCCGTGGTCAGTCCCGGGAACTTTTCACCCGCCCAGCTTATGGCATCAGCCACAGTACCGGACGCATCAGCCAGCTTTTTCACGCTGTCCATTTGTGAAAATTCAAGCGTGTTTTTAGCCTGTTCGGTTTTAAAATCATTCGTGCCTGACGTGAATTCGAAATCCACATCACCCGCGCGCTGACCTTCCGGCAGGGTGCGCTGCTGATTAATCGCATCTTCAACCTTTTTCCGGTATTCCGGGTTGTTACGATAAGCCAGCAACGCCTTTAACGCCTGTTGGTCTGCAACCAGTTTCCCGACACCAAAACCTTCAAGGAGTTTTACCATCGAATCATAAACAGCCGTCTGCTCGCCTTTGTCCCGGGCGGATGCCAGTTTCTTTTGCAGCTCCTGATAGCGTTTATCGCTGGCAACGATTTTGTCTATCAGGCTGGACAGCGCGTCTATCGGATCAAGCCCGTTCTTGCGCGCTTCTACCAACGTTCCTGCAAAGTCGATGCCCTTACCGTTGTAATTTATTCCCGCAGCTGCTGTTTCAATATCCTTACTGGTCAGTTTTGCCAGCAGGTTAAATACGTTATTTCCGGCTTCGCTGCTGTTACCAGCTGTAATCGCTGCGGCTTCATTCAGCGCCAGAATCTTGACGAAATCATCCTTGCCTTTCATCCCGGCATTGGCAGCAGCCCCAAGTTGTGACGATAAATATTGCGCCATATCGTTCAGTTCAAAGCTGCCTTCTTTCCCCGCCGCAATCGCCATATTCAGAACGGTGGAAATATCTTCATCCCTGAATCCAAAGGTCTTTTTACCCTTGACCATTACGTTGGCCAGGTCTGTTGCAGATGCACCAGAAGCCGTGGCGTATTTCATCAGTTCAGGCAGCCACTTACTGGCTGTTTCAAATGAAATGCCGTCTTTCAGCAGGGCATCCAGCGTTTCAGCCGCATCCTCTTTCGTGCCACCACCATAGGTTACCGCGTTACGGATACTGCTTTTCATCTGCTCAAGACCAGCCCTGCGCCCCTCCAGCCCACCATCACTGAAGGCGGTATTGGCCATCATTGCCAGCTGGCGTTCGTAGCTCATCTGCTTTTTGACCGGCTGCGCCATAATGGCAGCACCTGCTGCGATACCACCGCCTATTGTCACGGCGTTCCCGCCAAATGCAGCCGCACGTGCAAAACGCCCCCGCTCGGGGATAACAGGCGTTTTCGCCATCTTCATCTGTGCCTGAGTAACGCCATCCAGTTCCCGCTTGAGTGCCCGGGCTTTTTCCCGGGTTGCCTGCATGGCGCGCTCCTGCTCCTGCGCAGATTCAAAACCGGCACGGGCCAGACGGTTATAGCTGGCGACCGTCAGATAAATTTCACGCCGGATCTCGCGTTCTGCACGAATACCGAGCGTTTCCCGGGCACGGGCGGCACGCTGTATCTCTTTTGCGGCCTTTTTCGTGCTGTTAACGCTTTCCTGCTCGGTACGCTTCTGCTCTGCGCCTGCCTTCCGTGTTGCCTTTGTTACACCTTCGGTGGCTTTGATAACCTGTTTTTGTCCCTTTTCCAGAACCTGCGAGGCTTCGTCCTTCGCTGTCAGGGTCATGCCAACTTTGAAATTACCGGCCATTTTTCTGCTTACCTTTTCTGCGTTTCTTTCTGAGGGATTTAAATGACTGGCGGGTGGTCTGTGAGGTGTCCTTTCTTCCTGAGCCGCCACCGTTCAGCCTGTCAACGGCGGCGAGCCAGCCGTCCAGCTCGGGACGGCTCATGGTCATGATTTGTTCTTCGGTGATTCCGTAGCGCCCGAGGATAAGGACTGCGAACCGGAGTCCGGCGAGCCGGGATTCCCGCCGTTCCGCTTTACCTTCAGGATGTCGCGTGCTGCCATCAGAACATTAAAATCTTCCAGCGTCATGTTGTCGTGCAACAGCTCCGCCGTCAGTTCTTCCTGCGGGATATCCCCCAGGCGGACCAGCGTTGCCGCCATCACCGCACAGCGGTAGTAATAATCCGCCGCGAAGCCATCCACCGTCTGAAAGCGTTCTTCGGTTTCTTCCAGTGCCTGCCCGTTATCACGCATGACCGGGAGACGCAGTTCAAAGCTTTTATGAACGGTGCCGTTAAACACCACGCCATCAGACAGTTCGCCGGTCTGTGTATTAATCAAAGTCATCCTGTCACCTTCCTGAGTGCAGCCAGTTTGATATCAATTTTTGCTTCATTATCGACGGTGTATTTTTCACCCACTTCGATTGTGAAGCAGTCCAGATAGGAGGTGCGTTTGCCGCTTTTACTGAGCGGGTACAGCGAGATTTTCACACCTTCAAGGTTTTCCCAGTCCGGCTCGTTGGTATCAGGGATCACCGCCGAAACGGACAGTTCGTAGGTGCCAATGCCCCGGGCAAAGCCTTTGGCCCTGCCGGTTTTGTTCATGGTCTTGACCAGTTTGCGCCCAGTGTTGATCTGAACATCAAGGTCGGTGATCTCGATTTCCTGGCTGTCCACCTCCAGCACAATCGAGCCAATGTATTCATGCAGAGACATTTATCAGGCTCCTTACAAAATCATGTCGATGCGACCGGCAAACACATGCAGACCGTTAACCACATCCGCCGGAACCGCGCAGTCGAGACGGTTTGCATCTTTCCCGTTTCGCTGAACGCGCAGCTTTGCCTTGTTCGCTTCCACGTTCTCCAGAATTTCCGCTTCCTCCAGCTTGATCAGCACGTCATACAGTTCGCTTTCCACTTTTGCGATGGTTCGGGTGCTGAGTTTTTCGCGCGGGAAGCGAAGGCTGATGCGTTCACGGCACGCCTTGCGGGTGTAGTCCAGCGTTCTGATGGACGTGATATCCAGTAACGAGACATCAGTCACGCCCTGTGCGTTAACCGTGTACGTACTGACCGCACGCACAATCTGCACCGTATTACCCGGGCCAACCTCAACCGGTGTCAGGCCGTTATGCAGGGCGTTTTCCTGCTCGTTACGGCTTTCACGCTGTGACATGGCGACCACATCCAGCCCGGACAGCGCCAGCGAGTTCAGCGGACGTGCCGGGTCTTCCTCGCTCGCCATCACTGCGCCGTAGATGGCAGCCAGCACAGCTGGCAGCTTCACGGAGCCGCGATACCAGGGGACGGACACGCGCCCGCTGTTTACACCGGCTGCCAGGGTGATCCCGTTTCCGAGACTGCCCGTCCAGCCCGCACAGCCAATCGCGCCGCGCTGTTCCATCGCGTTCCCGGTTTTCTCCAGATGCTGCTTCAGGGCCGCAAGGGCTGGCGCGGTACTGAACGGACAAATCAGAATGTTGTGACCGGCAGCAAAGACCGCATCCAGTGCGGGCTGAATATCCGGGTCCATTTCGCCGCTCGCCATCGGCGTGGTAGCCACTACAAGGCCGGTTGCAGTGGTGGATACCGACAGGGAGATATCATTCCCCCAGGTACCTTTGGTCCGGGCGGTCACTGTCAGTTGAGAGGTGTCAGATTTGTATTCCCCCGTAACCAGAAGCGATGGCGTCTGCGTCATTGCCGTCACCAGTGCCGGAATGATTTTCGACGGTTCATCCCCGACGTCCACATTAATGGCGATCTGCTCGCCAGCAATCCATACCGACAGCGTACCGCTGCTGGTTGCAGTGCCGGTGACTTTAACTGCGCCTGTTGCCGCTTTTCCTGCACCACCGTCTGCAATACCGATAACATCCAGTTGCAGATAGCTGTTGGCGTTAATGGCCGCGCGCGCCATTGCTGCAGCCAGTGAACCGGCCCCGAAATACAAATCCGCTTCGTCTTCGGAATACACGGAAACCGCATTCAGGGGTGTGGCGGTGCCATCAGGCAGCATCGGGCCAATCACCAGAACACGCTGTTCGTTACCCGGCAACGTGTTAACGGCCAGCCGGGTATTAAACTCAAAATGCACACCGGGCTTACGGATACTGCCCGAAATGGTGTCAAACTGAATTTCACTCATTGGAACCCACCTGTTTCTCTTTCTTCGCCTTCGTTTTTTCCGGGCCGGTGTCCTGTTCAGCCGTTTCAGGCTCTTCAGCCACCAGAATCAGGTCACCGTCCTGAACGGCGCGCCGGTAATAAGCGGTGTTCTCAACGGTCACCGCTTCCGTGGTGATGTATTTTCGGGCGTTATCCTCCATCGGGAACTTCATCCCGGGAGCCGCCTTAACCTTCATTTTGTTCATGCTGTTGCTCTCTTAATTCATCCAGACCACAGATATCTGCGCCGTATTGCGTACCAATTCGCAGTAAATCCGGGTCAGGGTCTGACAGCCTGCCGTGGTAGTGGTTGAAGAGACGGTCCGCTTCTGCGCCGCGCTCCGGCCATTTGCCGTTCTCCTGTGCGTGCTCCACCCAGCGGGTATCGAACTCACAGGCAAACACGGACATTGCCCGCTCTGACACGCCGGTGTTAAACAGCGTCCTGACCCGCCCGGGTTCGAAATAATCAATCTCCAGCCCCAAATCCTGACCAGTCAGCAGGCGGCGGACGGATTCAACCAGCAGGTTTGTACCGACCTCATCCCGGACCGTGCCTCCCTGTCTGGCGCTCTGTTCGCTGCGGGTGTTGTAATCACCCACCACAACCACAAAGCGTCCGGTGGCAATGTATTTCCGGCGTGACGTGGAATAGCGTTCGGTTTTCACGATGCCGCCGAACGTCACCCAGGCTGCCGGAAGGCTGCGAACAATCCGGCCCGGATCTTCATCCAGTTCACCGGCATAGGTGCGGACTTCCCGCACCATTTCACCCAGACCACAACGCAGACGCTCAACCAGCGCCCGTTCAATTTCAGTAATCAGAATGCACCTCCCCGCGTGGACTCCCGCCCGAACTGACGGGAGCCGGAACGGATACGCACCTGTGACGATGACTGGATCACGCTGCCGGACGTATCCCGTCCGAGGTTGATTTGTCCTGCCGCGACTTTCTCCAGAAAGCGGATGGCGTCCCGGTAGCGCATCTGAATTTCTTCTGAGCTGATACGGTAATCGGTCGCCAGGTGATAGCGGGCGATATCGCAGCAGTAACCCACCAGAATCCCCGGGCTGTCAGGCCACGGGGTCCGGTAAAGCCCCACCAGATAGCCATCAATCTGGGCACTGGCACGCGCAAGCGCGGAGGCCAGTTTTTCTTCGTCGATGAATCCCGTCATGTCTTCATCCGTCAGTGTGCGCGCCTCGCGCTCACTGAACGCCCTGATGAACTGTTCCGGTGTGGCGTAAGACATGGGTTACTTCTCCTTTTTGTCAGCTTTTTGTGTTTTCTGTGCGGCGTTCAGTTGTGCGGTCAGTTCACTGACTTTCTGGCGTTCTTCTTCCAGTTGTGCCGTCAGGCCGCTGACTTTCTGGCGTTCGGCATCCAGCTGTGCGGCCAGCTCATTACCCCGGGCCGCGTCGTTCTGGCCGGACGCTTTATCACGTTCCACCACAATCAGCATGGGGTCAGCCTTCAGCACCGCCAGCTGTTCCGGGGTGAACGCATCCATAGGCCATGCCTTCGTGGTTGCGCTGTGTGCCACACCGCAGCGGCGAAACCCCTCACGGCGGGCGGTAATTTCAATCACTTTTTCCATGCATTACTCCGTCGTACCATCTGAACCAAATGCCATCTGCCAGAAGCCGTAACCGCCGTTACAGCGCGCTTCGGCACCAAACAGGAATTTCTTACGCTTGAACACGTTGTCGCTGCTGTAGTCCGTCTGCTCCACAAAGACCGGTTTCTTGCGCTGCTGGAAAATCAGCGGTTTCACCGGTTTAGTGGTGTCAAACAGGAACCATGCGGAATCCGACGCCAGCTCCGGCATCACCAGCACGTCGGCAGTACCGCGGTATGGGTTCGGCGTGCCGTCCGGGAACTTCTCGGCGGTCATCAGGTAGTTCGCGTCATCTTCCAGCGCCGGTGGCACAACCAGCAGATCCGGGCGAATTTTGAGGGATGCGCCTTCGTCATCTTTCAGGCTGCGCATGGCAGTACGGGCAGCACCGTAGGAGGCTTTCGCTTCAGCAAGCGACCCCACTTTGAGTTTTTTGGTGCTCTTGTTCGACACCGATTTACCGGCGACCAGGTGGTCGGTATCAAAGAACGGCTGTCCGTCGTAACAGAGGTTGGTAAAACCGTTACTGATAAGGGATGCCACAATATCTGCCGGTAGCTCTGCCGCCGACTGTCCGGCTCCTTTTGCCTGAAGGGCATAGCCCATAATCTGGTCGTCCTCGATGTCGTTACGATCGACTTCAACCGTGGCTTCCCAGTCCTTGTTACGGATGGTGTAGTTAAATGCCGCCAGTGATTTAACGACCTTGTCACCAATCCACTCGCGCATTTTCGGGAAACGATTTAACCAGCTGTAGTCGTTTTCCCTGCCGTTTGATGGCACTTCCATTGCCACCTTCTGCCAGTCAGTTGGTGACTGGTCGAAGGCTTTCTGGAAAGTGGCCTTCAGATTGATAAAAATCTGTTTGACGTTTTTAACGTTGACTAACACGTTTCGCTCCTTAACTGAAATGAACCCAGACGCCATCGCCACCGATGCCGATCACTTTCCCGGCGACAGGACGGGCGCTGCTGTTGTCGGTTTTTGCCACGGTCACGCTGTCTTCCACGTAGCACAGCTTGCCGACCTGCGATTGCGTGACCGGGTCTGAGGTGCTGTTCGCCATCAGAAAGGCTTTGCCGCAACGCACCAGAACGGTGGCGTCGCCATCGCTGCCCTTGCTGTTATCCACCCAGCCATCAGACACGCCCAGCGTAATCTGTGAGGCCGTGGCACTGGCCGGAACGGCATAACCGGATGCGTTAACGGCCACCATATGACCGCCAAAAATTTCGGTCGCAGCGGCAACCGGCACCGGGTTCAGTTCGCCGTCACGATAGGGGGTATTGCGATCCATTTACTCATCTCCTGCGTAACGGGCGACATCCTCTGGATCGACGCCCATCATTGAACAAATGGCGATATCGACATCAACGTCATCGCCGGTTTTAATCTGTGCCGGGGCAGGCGACGGCGTTTTGGGGGCTTTGCCGCCGGTCTGGGTCTGGCTGAGTGCGGCAATGTTCGGCGCTTTTTCCAGCCATGTTTTAAAACCGTTGATGTCGCGGCTGGCGTAATCTTTCGCCCAGTCTTCCTGTACCGGAAGCAGTCGCCCGTCAGACAGCGCCGCCTGAATCAGTGCCCCGGCTTCGGCCTCACCGGACTGTTGCGCCAGTGCGGCATAACGCCCCTGAAGTTCTTCATATGCGGCAAGGGAAATATGTTTTGCCGGGTCATAGGCACTGGCTGACAGGCTGGCGATTTGCTCATCTTTCTGATTCAGCAGGGCCAGCAGGCTGACAGAAGCCGCCGCCGTTCCCTGACCTTTTGAAATCTGGTCAATGACTTTCTGAAGCTCGCTTTTAATATCTTCCGCCGTTGAGGTGACAGGGAGGTTAAGCATCCAGCGCAGGCTGGACAGCAATTCGTTTAACAGTTCTTCATCCACCGTTGTGGTCTCCGTTTCAGTTGACAGACTCGCCAGACGGCTGGCCGCAGCCAGCATGACCGCGTCCATACCATCCAGCGCCGGGGTATTGGTCAGCGCAGCGTGTAACAGCTCCAGCACTTCGCCGCGCTTGTTGTAGGCAAAAACAGGGGAAATAAATTTGTACTCACCGGCGGCAATCATGGCCGCCGCGTTCTCCGTCCACTCCACGCCGGTGGCATACAGGCCCGCACCTTCACGCCATTCCACCTGGCTGAACCAGCCCGCCGCCGGGGCGGGCTTGCCGTTGTTTACGGCGCGCAGCGTCTGATGTTCGTAATCAATGACAAAAGGCGTGGTACGGGCTGCCACCTGTGCGACAAGCTGCGCGGCCAGTCCGGCAGTCAGCACCCATTTACCGCTTTCGACTTCATCGGTGTGTGGGCGACCATCCACCGCGCTGAACTCGCCTGCCGGAAACAGCTGGATTTCGCTGTGGGTTGCTTTGGTGATTTCGAGGCTTAATGCCGCAATGTTCATCTTCATACGCGGCATGATGACGGAAGGGGAACACGGGGTACTGTGGAGGGTGTTCAGCACCCTGCCATAACGCGAAAGGATAAAATGGGAAATAAAACCGTTTTTAAAACCCTTTTAAAAACGATTCTGACGGCATTTATGGGGTGCGGTGCTGTAATGCCTCATCCGTGAGGCGTTTATGTTGTCACAGGCGATTACAGCGCGTTTCTGGTCATTCAGTCAATCACACGCGCAAAATAGCGGTTTGCGGTGTTCTCCAGCTCGTCGATGTCGTCCTGCACAAGCTGAAGGAAGGGGCGCGCGGGCATGTTGACCGTATACGCTCCGACCGTTGCGCTCTGTACAAAATTACTGTTGCGCTTTTTCACAAAGCGGGTGCTGACGCTGCCGTTTTTGTACTGTTTAAAATACAGGTTCTGCGTCCGTGCCTGATGGCGGATTTCGCCGCCTTCGTTGTGGATACGGGCATAACGGACGTTTGTCCCGACCGTGGCCTCGTTATTGTTAACCGCAGAGCGGATACTGGCAGCCAGTCGCCCGGACTTCTGAAGGATTTGCCCGGGGCCGCGTCGCTTCGCATAGGAGGGACTCCAGCCCATCCATTTCGGACGGCCCTGTTGTTCAAAGTTAGTCTCAACCGCATCCAGCATGGAACCCGCAAGCGCCGTCATCAGGTCGCGCCGGTCCTTCACGGAACGAATCAGTTTCCCCAGTGTGGTGTTATACGCGCTTAAATCAATCTTAATATCCAGTTTACCGCCGCTCATGATGCCTCCGGGGTGTCCTGCATAACCCAGTCTGTCAGCACGTCATCCTCAACCGTCGCCACTGACCAGCGGTCGCCCGACTGTAACGCATACCGCCACGCGTTGCCGTCCTGCGTGACATGCTCCGCCCGTTCGATGGTCTGCTGCATCAGCACATAGTCAGACACACCCGGGGGCGTGTCTGCTGCACTGAGGCGCTTCATAACGTCAGCCGTAAGGTTTATCGTCTGCCGTGCAGCGCCCGTGGCGGCGACCTGTTCCGGTGAACGGATGGCCAGCGGATATCGCTGGCGCGCATCCAGTTCGCTGACGTTTGCCAGTCCCCGGGCAAAATCCGGCCCGGTCAGAGTGCCGGTGACATACTGGCGGGCACTGCGGTAATCGTATTTTTCCAGTTCCGGCTGCCATGCCACCCGACCGGGATTAAATCCGAAGCCCGGGTCGGCGGTATACACGGAGCCGTCCGGCATCTTCAGTCCCATTGTTCTGATGGTCTGGCCCGGCTGACCATATTCCTGCTCAACCTCAACCAGTCGCCCCTCGCTGCTCTGCACCGTCAGGCCGTATTTCTCCACATCAGACGCCGAACGCGCCCGGATACGGCAGCGGCAGTGATAACCGTCCGGGGTGTATAAAAACTCCCAGACCGGGTCATCCGCCCGGGCGGTAAAGCCGTTCAGAGCGGCGTGTTTCGGGCGGGTGTGAAGGTCCATCACCGCCACGCGCTCAAAATAAGGCCGGTCAGCCACGTTCGCCATCTGTTGCTGATAACGTCCGGCGTTATATGACGACTGAATGTTGGTATCAAATATCGTGCGCAACCGGCGCGGCATCAGCTGTCTGCCGTGCAGTTCGCCGGTGTCCTCGTCCACAATCAGTTTTTTACCCAGCCAGCCTTTTTTCTCCAGCAGTGGCTCCAGTTGTGCAGCAAACTCCCTGAACGTCCCGCCGTCAGCCAGTGCCGCCGTCAGGCCATCACGGATATCCTTCAGAATGTCCAGTTTCAGCACGCCCGCCACCGTGAACGCCCGGGCGTTTGCAATATCCTTCACATCGTGCCAGCGGAAGCCGATAATGTATCCCTTGCTTTCGAAATACTTAATCGCTTCTTCCGGTTTCAGGGTGTACGCATAACCCAGGTCAACATCGTCAGCTGTCGGCATTCAGTCGCCCCCAGATATCCGCCACAAAGAATGCCTGCGTCAGCAACTGCCGCAGCGTGTCATCCGGCAGTTCCGGCCATGCTTCCGCCAGTACGTTCATGGTCTCGTCTGCATCCCGGCCTTCCTGTATGGCCTGCACCAGCGGGGCCACCAGTTCGTTCATCCCCTGCGCGATGGCCTCTGCCGGAAGCTCTGCCCGGTCGATGGCACGCTGTGCCGGGTCGTCCTCCCCGTTGTCCTGCTGACTGAGTGCGACAACATTCAGCCGCTCACGCAGCTGGCTGAGGCCGGCCTGCACAGGGAGACGCTGTGCCACCGGCACCAGTACCTCTTCGCCGTCTTTCGGGGTGGGGATACCGGTTTTTTTGCGCACCCACGACGCCGGGATATCCTTCATTCCCACATTGTTGAGCAGAACGCTGACGGCTTCCGCCACGCCCTTAATGTCGGCTTCCTGCTGTACATCAAACACCAGTCGCGGCAGACGGCGTTGCGGGATATCCTGCCAGCCGTTCAGGCTGGCCATCATCTGTATCAGGCTGCTGAACATGCCGGACAGCTGGCGCGCATCGGCGGTCAGAATGTCGTGCCGGACCTCGTTATGCACAGTACCCAGCGCGTTGGTGGAGGTTTTACCGTCGGCCTGGCTGGTCAGCGTACTGCCCAGAATCACTTTTGAGGTGGTACGCTCTGCCCATTCCACCATCGACATGAAAGCCTCCGGTCCGCCGGATGCGGCCTCCTTGAACTCAATTTCGTTACCCTGCGGCAGGGCTGCCACCGCTTCATGCCCCAGATTGACCAGCGCCTCAAGAATGTTATCCCGGTCCTCGTCACTGGTGCCCTGTGCATAGTAAGCAATGCGCGCCGGAAGACCGTAAATCTCCAGAAATTCTGCCATATCACGCAGCGCAAAGTTTTTGAACAGATACGGCCAGACCAGTACGCGAAACAGACCAGATGAACCCAGGAACCCCGACCGGGCGTTGTAACGGTGAACCAGCCAGCCGAACGGCCACAGTGCAGAACCATCCTTGCCATCTTCCCCACGGTTGCCGTCATCCAGCCGGAGTTCATCATTGTGTTCCGGCAGGGTAATAAACCAGTTATGCGGTCGCAGCGTCACCGCATCCGGTAACCACGTTTTATCCACGAACGCCCAGCTGATTTCCTGACAGCTGAAGCCGTAACCGACGCTGGTCATCCCGTTGAGGATGATGTCCTCCATGTCCGGGATACCATGCAGCCAGTCATCCACGGCAGCGGCCAGCTCCTTTTCTGCCTTCGAGGCATTGCGGGGAGGCTCCACCGACCAGTCCAGCGTCAGCAGCGCTTTTTTGCGCTTTTCCATTTCAGCGAACAGATGGCCATCACGTTCTTCCATATCCGCAAACAGCATCGCCTGCGCCGGAAGATAACCGCGTTCGGCAGCTTCCAGAATGCGCGGCAGTTTTCTGATGTTCAGACCACGCGACGGGTGGTCGGGATAAATGCGCAGCCGTTCCGCCACTCTGACCGACTGCGTGGTTTTGAGTGCCTCACGTTTCAGCGGGCGTCCGTAAATATCAACAAGCTGTGCCATTAATTACCATCCTCCTGAACCAAAACGCCCGCCACGGTCACGCCCGGTGCTGCGTGGGGTGTGTATCTGAAATTTTGCGCTGCGCGATACCGCCAGCGTCCACAGCATGTGCAGACAGTCCGGCCCATCATCATGGTCGGCTTTGGGATAGTGGCGCAGCTGGTCAATCAGCGTCTGATGTGTGTGACTGATACGAATCAGACCATTGGCCATATGCGGCTGAAGGGACTCAATACGCAGCGCCTTATCCTCCAGCGGGATGACCGGCAGCGCCGGAACCGGCACACCCAGCGCCGCCGAACGCTCAACCAGCACGGTACGCAGAAACTCCTGAAACTGGACGGACTCAAACGACCAGCACAGGCAGTGATATTCCCGCTGATACTTAATCACGTCTTCGATAAGTTTATTCGGCAGACGTCGGCGTATATCGGCTTCAACCACATCCAGAATGCCGGTAAAGCGGTTAAAGCCCCCCACGAGAATGGCTGACGGGTCGCGGTTTTTATTCTTCTTCCCGAGACTGGGGTCAACAGCGCCGTAGAACACCCATTCATCAAGACGGTTAACCCAGAACTTAATGCAGCCCGCAAACAGCGCATCTTCACCGCTGACCGGGTCGTTCTGGTATTCAGAATCAAAGGTGTCGTGACCGTCACGGACACGGATTTTCATCAGCGCCAGCAGGGGACGCGCCGCCCATGACACCACTGACCCGGCGAGCATGTCGGCTTCGTTCTGCCGGTAAAGTGCCTCCGCTGCTTCCGGCTGTTTGTTGCGGATGAGTTCTTCCCACTCGTCCCACAGCTTCATGTTGGCAGGCCACTGAATAACGGCCTTAAAGCGGGCTGTTTTCCACATCGGGTTATTGAGTGTGCGCGACAGTACGGAGTCGTAATGCAGAATGGTCCCGATATAAATAATATCGGTTTTACCGCCAGCCTCACCCAGCGGCATCACGGTTTTGGTGAGCCAGTCATGCAGCTTGTCGCGCTGCTCCGGGTTACGCACCATCTCGTCGTTCTCGATGTCGTCGAGGATGACCAGGTCAGGACGGTACGGACCGTGGCGCAGACCACGCAGTTTTTTACCGCTACCGGCGACGGTCACCTTGATATTGTTGGCCGTGACGATGGTCCCCATACGCCAGACGCGCCCCTGTCCGCACACTTCCGGGAAATCGTTTTTTAAACGGGGGTTAAATTCCAGTTCAGCCTTGATGGCTTCCAGCATCGGATAAGCCTGGTCGATACTGTCCATAATGATGACCGGGTAATGTTTAATGGCCCGGATAATGGTCCACAGGGTAAACAGCTGAGTCACCAGCGTGGATTTTGCCTCACCACGGGGCGCGGCGATGGCGTCGTTCTCCGGGTCCGGGCTTGCCACAACCTGTGGCAGACGGGTGAACAGGTATTTATGCAGCTCACTTTTTGCCGGGTTGCGGACGTAGTGCGGGAAATAGTTTTCGACAAAATAATCGTAGCCCGTCACCGGGTCGCAGACTGCCGCCCGGCGGGCCTGTGTGGCCTGCGGGTTAACATCGAACCCCAGACATTCAGCCTCGATGGTCTGGCGGAGGTTGGCGATGTACTCCTGCAGGCTTCTCTGAAACTCTTTAATGGAAAGTTTACGTTTTGCCACGTCACACCTGCACTGCTTCTGCCTGCGCTTTTTCGATACGTGCGCAGGCGATATCAAAATACTGGTTAGTCATTTCAATGCCGGTAAACCGTCCGCCACGGGCAAGTACAGGGATGGCGGTAGTGCCGCTTCCCATAAACGGATCGAGAACGTGCGCATCCGGTGCCAGCGGTTTAACCAGCTCGGCCATCAGCTGAACCGGCTTTGCGGTCATGTGCAGTTTTTCGGACGGGACAACGCGCTGCGTAATCACACCCGGGAACGGGCCACCGTGCGGGCATTTGTCGAGTTTTCCGTTGCTGCCCCAGACCACATACTCGGCCTGATGCCGGAAATAGCCGGTGTGTGGCGCACGGGAAGCCTGCGTTTTATCCCAGACAACCAGACCACGCCACAGCACACCACCGGCCTGAAATGCATCGGTAAGTGCCGGTAGTTGTCGCCAGTCACTGAACACCATGAAATAACCGCCGGGATTCAGCCTGTGCAATGCATGAGAAATCCACATGGAACACCAGAACGCCCAGCTGCGCTGGTCGCGGTTATCGCCGGTGAACTCGGCATACTGGGTGTGGCCGACATACTTGTCCGAAGGGGCTATGCTGCGGTCTGATTTGTGTATGCCACCACTGCTGTAAGGCGGGTCGGTAATGACGGCATCAAAACGTTCGGATAACGCCGGCAGCACATCAAGAACATCACCGCAATACAACGTTGCGTTACCAATAATCTGTTTTTGCATTACAAATCCCGAATATCAGACGGCCCGGAAAACCGGGCCGCTATGGTTAACTGAAATTATCCTCAAGCTCTTTAGCGAAGCCTTCGAGCACCTCAAGAAACGGGGCATACTGCGCCGGGTGACGCTCCTTGATGAACGCGCCGAGCCGCTGCACCACTTCCAGTGCCGTGGCGAGCCGGTCGGTTTCCGGCAGGATTTTTTTACTGCTGGCCACCGCCTTACTGAGACTGTCAGACAGACTCGCCAGCAGTTCGACAGACTCCTGCGGCGGGATGTCCGGGTTCTGGTTCAGCCGTTCAAGCGTCGTCTGACACTTCACCACCAGACTGATAAGCACGGTGCGGGCAACACTTTCCAGCCCGTCACCGGCGAGCGCGTGAGCGGCCCGCAGTTTGTCCCAGTCGTCGCCGTTCTTCATCGCCTGCGTTTTCCAGCGCCGCGCGGTGTCGTGCGGCACGGCGTACTTCATGGCGACGATATCCAGCGGAAGCTGGTCAAAGATGTACCCGTTACGGACTTTGTCCCTGATATCCTGTGACCACGCCATTAAGTGTCCTTCTGAGCCTGTTCAATCAGGCATTTAACTTCGTCGGGATTTTCAAGAACATACACGTTTTTCCCGGTATCCAGTTCAATGATCGTGCCACCATATGCACCACACTGACGGTAAAAATGGGTGATGTGTTCAGCGACTACCATGACAGCGCTGGCGCTCCCTGAGCCTGCGCATTCTGTAAATCTGATAATGCTCACTGTGTCAGACCTTCAAAAAATCAGTTCTGTGAACACTGCCGGATGCCGTCAATAATCCGACAGACCTGCGCCGCCGCGTCAAACAACTGGCCCGCTCTGTTAATGTCCGTGCATCCCACCGGAAGCAACATCACCAGAAACAGGGCCAGAACACAGCGCGCGGCTTTACGTGGCGTTCTGTGGGTCCAGTGCTGACGCGTCATACCGCCACGCGCCCCTTCAGCCAGCCATAAACAAACGATTCGTTAGCCTCGCGTTTCTCTGCCAGTTCCAGATAGCGGTCCCCCTGCGTGCAGTTCAGGGCCGTCAGCATCACCCGTTCACCGTCCTGACCGCGATTATTCAGGAAGGTGCGCAATGCACTGATGGTGCGAGGCCCGATGCGTCCGTCTGCATCCATATCCGGGTACAGCTTCCCGCGCAAATTGAACACATTCAGCCAGCGCTGAAGCATTCTGGACGCCGCGGATGGCCCCATATTCACACCGGTATCACACAACTCTGCGGCAATATCAGGGGATAATGCGGCGACCTGGTCAAATCGCGGGCCATACCAGTAATCGGCTTCAAGGATGTCCAGCGCCTGCTGGCGGGTTAAATCGCGCATATCACCACGGTATCCGTGGGCGCGGGCAACTTTTTCCGTAATGCCCCATTTGGTCGGACCGCCCTTATCATCCGGGTGATTGACGTAACCGCCTTCTTTGCCCAGGACTTCATCAAAAATGTCATCTTTTGATTTCATACGGATGCCTCAGTAACGAAAGGATTTTTGATAAATTCCCGCGCGCCCACACGATAAGCGCACAGAAAACCAGATTCAGTGCCACCGCCAGCCAGCTGGAGTGCGTATGTGACCCCGTCAGCCAGAGGAGCGGGATGATGCCGTAGCCGAGCATCAGCCAGTACGCCAGCCAGGTAATCACTGGTTTATGTGCTGCGCCGTGGCGGCGATACATAAACAACCCCAGCACAATGGCAAGACACAGCCAGACGTTCACAATACCGGCAAGGCTACTTTCCATTTCCGCCCCCTCCGCCGCGCAGTCTTGAAAACAGGCTGAACAGCGATGAAATTTCCTGTTGATAAAGAAAAGTCAGTATCTTGATGGATAAAGCAGAGACACCGACCGCACACAATGCATCGAGCGGCTTGTCGTTGTAGTGGGTCAGCCACTGCATCAGTGACGCAGCCACGCCAGCCCCCAGAACGCCAACCACAAACGCGACGAGCAGGTGGATAGCCATTCGCCAGACCGGGATTTCTTTCTGCTGCGTGACAACAAAAAGCGCCCCGGCAAACGCGCCCACCACGACCCCGAAATCGGTATTGGTGAGAAGGCCAAACACACTGGCGCCACCGATGGTGACAGCCACCGCTCCGCCGCCTGATAAGGGTTCAGACATGAGTTTCTCCTGTAAATCTGAGCCACTGACGGCCCGTAAATAACACCCGGTCAAAGACAAAGAATGACTTTTGCCGGGCGCTATCCCTTAAGGTGTCTTGTGGTCTGAGTGGACAGGGTAAACGGTCTGGTGTGGTGGGTACTGCTGGGGGAGTTCAGCACCCCGCAGCGGCGGGGTGATAAATCAGAAGCGGGAAAGGGAGTCCGGCGTAATAAGAGGTTTATTACAAAGCGGAGCAGAGGCGTTCGCCTTTTCCATCGCTGCGCGCATCTCGTTTTCGCTGGCGATGATGTCAGCAATGGCACACTGCAACGCTTCTTCCTGAACAACCATATCCGGTTGTTCGGCCATTCGGTTTAGCTGGCTGGCCAGATTTTTCATATAAGCGAAGCGGCGTCCGGCAGCATCCCGTGCCTGCTCTGAGTAGGCCGTATACTCGCCAAGTGCCGTATAGTTGGTCATAAGTGTCTCCTTTTTCTGAGTCCCATTAATCAAAAAGCCCCACCTGGGTGGGGCTTTTCAGCGAAGTCTGTTTTTGTCGTCGGTGTATCAGTTGCCATGCATACCGGTCTGAAATCCCGTAACGGGGACAAAGCAGTGCCAGCGCCTGTCGGTGTGAGCAACCGCCTTTAACATGCTGCTGTAAATCAGCCATAAAACGGGTGTTACGCAGGGCACGTAAAGCATGATCACAACGGGGAATGTAAAACGGTGCACCGCCAAGAAAGCGGATCAGTTTGTTGATTTCGTCTTCGGTCAGCACGTCATGTAACAGGGCATGGACACCGCCGGTGCGTTCGGCGTGTGCGCCGGTTTTACCGCTTAACGTCACGCCACCAAAAGAACGAATCAACCGGGTCAGAGCGGGGAAGCCAATCACGCTAATCAGTTGCTGTACGGAATCGGGCAGCAGTGCCTGCGCATCGCGAAGATCTGTTTCACTGAAGGTCTGCATGATGGCGTCTCCGGTAGTAACTTACTGTTATTATAGCCATACATGATCGCCTGTACAGACCACAAAAAAAGCCCCTGCATGGCAGGGGCTAAACTAAGTCTTATTTAGTCAGGTCTAGAATAACCAGGCCTTTTCTTGATTCTATTTGCTCTTTACCAAAAACAAACGAATCAAAACAATCCATACGATATTCTTTAAACTGATTTCTTGAACGCTCCAGAAACTGCCTGTCATCCCTGATAACGTTAGACCAGTAATCCTGTAGCTGGTTTTTCATTTTTATGCAGGAACCATACACAGGATCAAGCGGGTCGTCCCCCAGTTTACTGGCCTGTTCATCCAGTTGTTTTAGTCCTTTTTTGATATTCTTCCACTCTTCAATATTTCCCTGCTGATACTGCGATGCAGCTTCTGGCATAGCGTAATAAAGTTTTCCACTTTCCCGAAGCATCTGTTCAGCCAATGGCTTCATATCCTGATAACGTTTCAGTTCCTTTTGCGCCTGTTCCTCTGTCTGTGCCAGCACAGAACAAGAGAAAATAACCCCTACTAAACAAAACAACCATTTTTTCATCATTGATTTCTCCTTCTTGAATCTTTAACCAGCGCCACCATCACTCCAAAAAGCTGTTCATCCGTCAGCCATTCGATCACATGTTGCTTATACATGTGAGATGCCAGTCCTTCTGCATACGCCCAGGAACGACCTGCATCAGCCAGCAACGCTTCAATTTTGGATAATACTGATTTTCTGCTCATTGCAACACGAGGGCGGCGACCTTTACCGGCGGGTGCCTTGCGCGGGAATCCCTGTTCGTGCATGTATTCCCGGATGATGCGCAGTTCATCGAGATTGCAGCGTGTGGTGCTGGTTTTACCGGTCAGGCGGGCCAGCGTCTGGCGATAAAGGGCATCATCCCACCCCAGATACGCCTGACCAGCTTTAATGGCCCCGATCATCTTTTTCAGCATGTTTGTTATCCTCAAAACGCACGGTAAAACGTGAAACGCCAATCCCTGACAAGAACGCAGCGGCACGGTCAAGAGACAACCACGTCTTGTAATCGCCACGGCGTTCCTGTAGAAAATAGGACACCCCGGCGCGGCGATTCACAGCGAAGAGGTGATACACACCACCGAACCGCTGCACGACGAACTCATCCACGCCACCGCTTTCAGCCTGTTGCCTGAAAGCTGCCATTCCGATTTGTTCAATCTTCATAATGACCAAAACACTACTTTTGGCAGACCAAAACATATGTTTTGGTCTGCGCTTGATTATTATCTGCTCAATATGATGAATTATTTATCACCATCACCGAGCGTCACTTCATGACAGGATGGCGTGCCATTTTTCCCCGCAGAGCAATAAATAAACTTATCCCCGCTGGTCATGGTGGCGCTTCCATCATCACAATGCGTAATGGTTTTGATGAAATTTCTCTTTACCACGCAATGCCCATTTTCCGCATCATCAGAAGCCTTGTTAGTTGTCACACAAAGCGCAATCCCCGTAACAATCAGAGCGATAATAAAAAGGTCAGCCCATCTCATATTTTCACCCCGCGTTATCAGGAACGTCGATTTCAACCGTTACGGTGATAGTTTTCATCGAGTTGTTACTCCGTGATTCAGAAAATTCCATATCGAGCCTCAGTATGTAAAATAGACAGTTGCCACGCTGTTATAGTGATCAAACGATACGGCGTTTACTTCATAGCTGGCCGGGAGCTTCGAGCCGAGAACGTATCCGGGCCACGTTTTCCATGGAATTTCTCTGCTCTCACCATCGCCATATACCGTACATCCCAGTGAGCCTACAGCTTCAGAAGAACGCTTACCGCATGTTATGAACCCCAGATTTTGCTTACTGCCCTTAACAGAAACCGGGAGAGCACTGGCTGATGCATTAGCAGCACGCTGTGCCTGTTGGTTTGCGATATTCGCAGAGTTCGCAGCAGCTGCGGCAGCAGTGGTCGCAGCGGTAGATGCCACAATAACTGCTGAAGCCTGCGCCTGTTGGGTAATGGTCAGCAATGCCGCCACAAAAATCATTTTCTTCACCTGGTACCTCCTTTACATACCGTGATTTTTCCAGCGGTTTTGGGCTGCACTTCTACGTCGCCTGACACCGTAAAAATGCGTTGGTAACCACCTGGCAAGGCCAGAAGGCGCATAACGAACAACAAGTCGATTTGAGATGCGGATAAGCTGCCCGGGATTTGCTGTAAGCAGTTTTGCTTTACGGTTTTTCATCGTTTCATTCTCCTGTATTTACTACTGGCTCTGCGCTATCAGCCCTGCGACGCTCCTGAAGTTCAAACAGGGACTGCCGTAAGAGCGTCCACCACTCGCTGTCTACAACCGGAGAACGCATACCAAGCATTCTGTCAGCATCGGCAATCAGCCTGGTCAGGCTCTTATCGCTTATTCTGGTTTGCTGGTTCACTGCGCCGCCTCCTGTTTTGCCACTTTAAACGCCCGTAACATCGGGACCGTTTTACCGGTGATGACGGTTCTCATTAAAAGACCACCACCGCTCTGATGGTGCACTTCAGGGGCCACAAACAGCGCCGCATCCACAACCCGGCAATAGCGACGGAACTCCCAGAACCAGCAGGTAACAATGATTTTTGCGGTGACCCCGTAGTCATAAAATTCAATATTCATTTGCAGTTAAACCTCCTTTTATGACGCTCTACGGCGGCTTTCATGGCGTTGTGCACGGTTCTTTTAATAATCCGGCGTCCCGCACTGTCATAGAATCGCCACCGGGAAGCCCCCGGATATCCGGGGAACTCAACCGCCGCGCTACCGTCATTCATCCTGTATTCGTGGCGTTCTCCTGGCGGCTGGTATATTGCTTCGGTAACACTGAGAAGTTTAAAAGCCATCGTTACACCCTCCCCAGTGCCAGCGGTCTGTTGTTCTGACCATTAACCCCCTGATGCAGCCTGGCGTTTTTCCCGGCGATGAAACCGGCAGTAGCGGCAAACTCTGCACCCCGGCACGCTTTAGCTGTGCGCATATCCCCGTCGCGCAGCCCTTTAGTGCTGTGCAGGTTCTTTCTGTAAAGCTCAAGGAGGTTTCTTTCTTCCGGCGAGACGTCATACACTGCAATCACTTTTCGTGCCCCGAAGACCCAGCCTTCACAAAACTGGTCGCCACGGGCCACCCGCGTGGATGGTTTGCAACGCTTGCAGTGTTTATCCTGATATTTTTTGCGTTCAGCCATCATCTGACGGGAAAGCACATCAAACGCGTAAGCCGCGATTTCCGGTCGGCTGTCAGGGCCATAAAAACGCACGTAACGTTTGAGTAAACCAGAGGCCCGGTACTCACCGGAGATATAACACTTAACGCCAAAGGCATTGCAGACCAGACCACACAGAACGTGCATATAACGCGGCGGCGTACTGGCATCACTCGGCGCACCCGAGCTTGCCGCTTCCTGAATGTCGAACAATTCAGCGCAGTTTTCGCTGATACCATGCTGGCGCATATAAGCCTGGGCTTTTGCAATAGCGTTAGCGGCTTCTTCCGGGCTTGATGTCCCTCTGGCAAGGCGTAACAGTTTTTTTATTTTGGCAATATATTTGCTTTTATTTTCCATAATTAATTCTCCAGATTCAGGCGTAAGCCAGCCCCGACGGGTTTACGCCTGTTTTAAATAACAATTAAAAATGAATTAAATTAATGTGCTGCTTTCAGCGTTTCGACTTTTACGAAATAAGGCTCGACATTAATTTCAACCACACAACCACATTTAAAATCTCTGGCCGGTGCAACAGTTTTTACCACCCGCCCGCCACGCACCGCCTGATGTGCAATGTGCATGAAACGAGTACCAGGCGGATATAACTTATTAAAGTTCTTCGCATTCATGGCGTGGCCTCCATCCCTTCAGGTGAGCGTTAGCGCAGAACTCCGCACGATGTTCAGCCCAGATGCGGCGCAGGGTGCTACACGGGCTTTGCGCTGCCTTGCGCCACAGTTTTTCCGCCTCGTCATAATCACCGCGCTGTTCAGCTCTTGACGCTCCCAGTGAATACGCCGCGCAACGGTTCCCGGCTCTGTTCTCTTTGATATTTTGTTGCATGTTAAACCCCTGCAATATCAAGCGGGATTGCGCGATATTCGTCAGAATCGCCGACGCGCTCATACACGCGGATATAGCTCTTGCTGCCAATCACCTGGACGGCTTCACCAATCAGCGTCATGGCGTTATTCCAGCGTTCGTCCTCAATCTCGAGGCGACGCAGGGCCAGAACGCGCCCGGTGTTAATGTTACCTTCCTTGTCCGTGCTGAATGCCTCGCTGATAATCGCTTTGATTTCAGGGCGTGCGCCTTCCGTCCAGTCAGCCAGGCAGTCATCAATCAGCGACTTCGCGGTCTGAATGCGTTCATCAAACGCGATACGGTCCTGCATGGCGCGCTGAATCTTGTAACGCCCGTCAAAGCTGTAAAGCGTGATATTCCCTTTTTTACCGCCTTTCACAGCGCCGTATTTCTCCGCCGACAGGTCAATAAATGCCTGAATATCGCCAAAGGCACGTAGTTTCAGTTCCCGCAGTGAGGCGGAGGCAGCAATCACCATCTCCACAAGCTCACCGACCAGCTGCTCGCGGTCGCGGTCAATATCTTTGATAAGGCTTTCAGGTGTCATTACGCCACGGGCATCCACCCAGTAACCTTCAGGCGCTTGAGTTTTCGTGTATTGCTTAACTTTATTTTCAGTCGTCATGATTAAATTACCTCAGTGATATTTACAGATTAATGTGTGTTATGCGCGCAGGGTTCCACGCCAACAGAAAATAAATCAACGCCGTCAAATTCTTTATTAAGAGTTTGATTTATTACCTCCCATAACCGTTGTCTTACTCCGACCTCTTCATCCGTAAATCCTTTTTTATCAACAGCCCCCATACTCCTGACACGAAGCGTGCTATTTTCATCGGTATAGATGATTACTTCTAACTTAACCGCCATTCTGATTTCCTCTCATTGCCATACGACGGTGCAGCCGTCGATACAGGATGTTTTCACCACGCGGCGCAGGCCGCTGAATGTCTGGATGATTTCCGTTACCGGCCATACAGGACCACCCACGGGCGGGCAGGCATAAACCACAGGTAAACGGTGATGTTGTCCCGTTACACGACCACCAGTGGTGTGGATGGCCACACGGGCACGGGAACGGACGGCGTTAATGGTCTGCTTGTCCATCGTCTTGTTCTCCATCAGTGAATTAACATTTCTGCGAATTTATCAATGGCCTGCACGCTGACCGGTGCATCGCTGATATCACAAATCCGGTACACACCGCGCGCCAGTTTGAACAGGCGGCGGGCATTACCCAGCGAGCGTGCGTAGAGCGCCTCGCTGATTTCCGGTTCTGCTGCTTCCGGCATCAGCCCGGTAGCTATCTGGTTAAAATCTTCCTGCGACAGCGTATCGCCCAGGTTAAGCGCCAGCGCCACACGGCTGTATAACTGGGCGAACTCACCGCGACGTCCCTTGAGGTTAATCAGAAGGCGTGGCATACCCGCCAGGACAATCCCGATACCCGCTTTGTCATGCAGACGGCGCAGAACCTCCAGTGCGCGATAGGGGAGCAGTTCAGCCTCGTCCACCATCAGCAGGCGACCGGAATCACGCAGTTCTCGCACACATGCATCAATCAGTTCGTGGATATTGCCGCGAACTTTTACCCCCAACTGGCGGCACAGCTCCTCAAGCAGTGTCCTGGCTGTATAGCCCGGATCGGCCTCAATCAGGACCGCATCCCGGTTTCTGGCGGCGTATTCACGCAGAATCATTGTTTTGCCAAGACCTGCCGCGCCATACAGTACGCAGATTTCACATTCCAGGTGAGCATAGGCCAGCACCTCCAGTCCTTTGGCAGCCATACCGGTGGCAACAAATTTCGCTTTAATACGGCGGCTGTTTTCTTTTTCCCGCTCACGGGTCACAAAGGCAGAAATGCGTTCTTCAATATCAGCCATATCGCCCTGATATTTACCCTGTAAATACTGGTTGATAACGGCGCTACTACGACCAATAGCACGGGCGACGTGGGTCTGCGTATAGCCGCGACGGGCCATTACGTCATTTAATTGCGTAATTAAACTCATAATTAAATACCTTTTAAATTAACGGTTGTTTGTGCCGTTTTTCTTTAAATTGCGTTCGCGTTCAGATGCAAATAAATAAAGTTCTTCTTTTTCCTTTTTCTCCGGGCGTTCCAGTCCATATCCCAGATTAAAGTCAGGCTTCTGCGTAATAGCCGGGGTAAGCTCGCGTTTAGCCTCTTCGATTTTCTGCGTGGCCCGTGCAATGCGGCCCCTGACGCGTTTCTCCAGTTTTTGTTCGATAACTGGTTTAGCGAAGGCATCAACCTTGTTACCGTTCCAGATGGCATCACAGATATAAGAGCCATCAGCCCGCCGGACAATGACACTGTTTGCATCATGAATATCGTAACTGACCCTGACTTCATTCCCGTGCTCTGCGGCCAGCTCATACGAGTAATAAATATTGTTGAATAACTGAATTTCCCCGCGAAATGTTTTGCGCGTCACTTCCGGCCTGAACATTTCATGCAGTTCTTCCGGCGACAGGAAATCAATTTCAACATTCTGCTCTTTTATCAGTTTCCGGCGATACGCTGCCGGGCTGTAATGCTCGCCATCCTCTTTGCGGGGAAGGCTGCTGTGTGGCCGGTTGTTATAGCGTCTGACCTCCAGCTCTATGGCTGCCATCAGTTGCTCAAAGGTGGGGATTTCATCCCTTGCCTTAACCTGCCGTTTTGTCAGCTCTTTCCCTTTGTGGGTGGCCTTAATGGCTGACTGCATAATCCGTTGCTGTATCATTACGGTTTCCTTGTCTGCATCCTTTGCGCAGTACGTCTGGAAACTCAGTGCCACGTCTTTGGGTATTCCTTTGTTTGCCCGTTCTATTACCCCGCGCCCCTGCGGGTTACCGGGTATCCCCGTGTGATGCTCCACACCCAGCCGGGGCAGAATCCCGGTAATATCGGCATCAAGCACCCGGTTTTTTTCGCCGCCCCCGTTATCGGAGTAATAAATCAGCGGTATCCCGTGCTGCGCCATGCCGTAACGTAACGCATCAGCAACGGCTATCACGTTCTCCGACAGGGACAGCGACCAGCCAACAACAAAGCGTTGCCCCGCATCCATAACCAGCGTCACTTCTGGCCGGAAAATATTACCGGTCAGGGGGTTAAACGCGGTCATTTTCATACAGTGACCATCCCCAACCCATACCGCATTAACCGGTAATGATGTCCAGTCGCGCCGCACAAAGGGATTAAGCGAACGCCAGGCTGAACCGGTGGAGCGGAAACGCTCCTTAACAATCACCGGGACGCTGCTTAACACCCGTCTTACTGCGTGAACTGAAGGCAGTGCTGCCAGCATTCCCGCATCGTTCGCGTGCTTCTCATGCCACCAGGCTGAAAACTCGCGATACGCATATTCAACGGTCGGGCGCTTCCATGAGCGATAGAACATAAAGAAATCGCTCAACCACCAGACCTGCTCCCACGGTGTACCCTTATGATGACCGGGAGCCAGTAACGCCAGTAACTGATTGGCGTCACCGCGCGCCATCACCCAGCTGGAGTACCAGGTGTCCAGGCTGCCGGTGCTGACACCGCTTCGCTTTCCCTGACGTGCATTTGCGGTATTTGCCGCCTCAATAATGCGGTCAGGTAACGCCCCCATGCGCACACCATCAACGATGTGCTTTAACGCAGCCTTCCTGGTCATTCCGGCATATTCACGCAGTTTATGCACTTCGGTAGCCAGTAATATCCGCGCATCAGCGATGGCCTTTTGCTTGTCAGTCAGTGCCTGAACTTCGCGTAATGCCAGCTCCGGGCATTTGACCATCACTTCAAGTTCATCGCGAACGGCGACGTTTTTAACTGCCTTCTGCTCAACCACGACGGGCAGTTGCGCATCTTCCAGGACCTGATGAGTCAGGCGCTTACGTAAAACTTTCTGCGCTTCAGCGGGCAGGCAGTCGATGTGATACTCGAATGCTTTGGTGCCTTCACGCTTGCGCTTCCATTCCGGGTTATTTTCAGCAAGACGATCCAGACGTGCCCGGATGTTTTTTTCTGCCGATGGAAAACCGGATAATCCCAGGCAATCCCGCACTACAAACCACACGATTCCACCTTACACCGCTATTTGCGATGTCTCATGCAAATAGCGACTTGGCCAAATCACATCAGGCGTTACGCCTACAGCTTGGGCAATTACCTGTTCGTATTTGGAACATGGTCGATAAAACACATTCCGCATGGAGCCGGGTTTTAATCCCTGCGCTTTTTCCAGCGTGGGTAAATCAATCCCTTTATTTTTTAATGCCGTTTGAATCGCCATTGCTGACCAGTCATGACCGCGACGAACAAACAGGTCGGTTAGATCTTGTCTCAACAACTGCAT